GACTGCGAGTAAAGGTCCAGTTGCTAGCCCTGTTGCGCCGCTAAGTGCGTAAAATGCTTTGCCAAGAAACTCGGCTATTTGAATAGCTTTTATAATATAGCTGATAAGAATCTTAAATACAAACTGACCAACCTTGAGCATAAGATGCAGTGCCTTGACAACACCTAAGAACGCCGAAGTAAAAATAATAATCTTCTGCACTATAGGATTGCTAAAGACCGCAATTAACACTCCAAGAGCCTTTTCAAGAGTGCCAAAGAACATTTCTATAGACTTTGACTCAGCAAAAAGTCTTAGAAATTCTCCAAGTTTTTTGACAAAACTAGCGAGATACGGCCCGGCGCTTTGAAGAATTGTAAACACTTCGCCAATAACTGGAACAAGACCGCCAAGGGTGTCTGCGGTGTCGCCAATTGCTTTGTCGTCGCCAAGCTTTAGAAATTCTTTGCCAAGCTTTACGACAAGCGTCGATATCTTTGAGAAGTTTTCTGACGCCTTCATAAAGAAATCGCGCAGCGAGCCGTCTTTAAGAAGCTTTTCTGTGAACTCGTCAAACTTCTTCATCGACTTCTCAAACGTGTTGAGCAGCATCTCACCGCCGGAGCCAGGGCCGCCGGCAGCTTTGCCGATGTTCATGATCGCGCCGAAAAGACCGTCCTTACCGAGAGCTCTTCCAAGCTGCGCCGCGATGTCGCCGGCTCGATTAAACGTGTCACGTAGTTCACCTGTTTGATTTTTAAGCTCTCTTGTTTCCTTCCAACCGGTAGTTAAAGTGACTATCCAGTCTGTAAATCTTCTTACAAGTGGGTCAGCTGCGTCTAGGAGAGACAGTACGGTGTCGTAGAGATTGCCGAACACAGTGCCAAGCTTTCCTATGGTATCAGCGTTTGTCTCGCCAATTCTTGTAAGCTTGTCTAGGTTTTTACCTTCTGTGACAACTTTTGCGAAGTCCTGTGCTGTTTTTCCAAGAGCCGCGCCTGTCTTTTGCAGTATGGGCTCCAGAACAGGAAAAAGTTTTGTGACAAGGTTGTCAAGAGCTCCTGTGAGCGGGCCAAACAATTCTTTGCCGGCGGCGCTGCGCAGTTCTTGGAGCTTTGGTTTCAATGAAACAAGATACTCGGCAAACAGTCTTGCCTCTGCTGAAAGCTTACTTAACGCTTCAGCGTCCGCGGCGCTTCCTCCGCCTCCGCCGCCTTTTCGCGCATCGTTAAGCGCCTCCTGCGCTTCAAGAAGGCTCTTTAACGCGTCTAGTTCGGCCTTCGCGCGGGCGTCGACCGCTTCCTGTACGGCTTTTTGCGCGTCGACAACTTCTTCTTGGCCTTCAACACCAAGTTTGTTTCTTTTCTCAGTTTCCTTAGCGAGGTCAGCGTTTCTATCCTTCGCGCGACGCATGTTGAGGTCGGCTTCTTGATAGGCAAGTTCTGCCTCACGTCTAGCTCTTGAGTTCGGGGGCAGATCTTGAACTCGAGCAAGCGTTTCTCTCGCCTTCTCAAGTTCAATGGCGGCTTTCTTTTCAGATATCGCCGCGTCTTCAGCGTCAAAATTAAGTTGCTGCAGACTTTCTGCGGCTGCCTCTCTCGCCTTAGTTAGTCTGTCTTCTGCCTCCGTCAGCCTGTCGTTGGCCCTAGCAAGATTTTCTCTATTTCGCTCAAGGACCTCGGCTAATCGTTTTTCAGCCTGCTCTACTCGCTTTGAGTTGTCTCCGCCGCCACCGCCGCCTTTTTTAGTGAGCGCCTTCATCGCTGCACCGATGCCGCCAAACGCGAGTTTGGCTGTCAGAGCCGCCTGGCCGATTGCTGAAAATACGCTAGGGAGAACGATAAGTGACGGTAGCGCTGCTGCAATCTGAGACGTGAGGGCGGTAAGACCGGAGACCATCGACGATATTCCGCCCACGGCAGTGGCAAGAGCCGGGCCAATAGCATAGCCCGTTGTGATCATTCTAAAGAACTGTTCGTAGGCTGCGTCTGCTTCTCGTTTGAAGTCAGTCGTGATCGCCTTGATCTTTATGTACGCTGTACCAACAACTGCCACGTGTCGTCACCTCCTCACATCGTATTGCATCGGTATTGATTTTACAACGGTTTTTAGTGGCCTAGTGGAGCGTCGAGGCCGGTGCCAAACGGCAGTCTTGACGACTCGTCAGGCGCTGTAGGGGCGATGAAAGGCTTGATTTCTCGTTTCTGACCGGACCGCTCAAACGGGTCTACGGGCACAGGTACGTCGTCATCTTCCATTATGCTATCTGCAACATCGGGTGGAAGAGTGCTTTCCGCGCTCTTTACAGCGTACTTGTACGTTCTGCCATACAGATTAGAGTAGATAGCTGTTCTTGACTTGTCGCGCGCTTCGCCCTGTTCCGCAGTGCTAACTGAGTGCATGTCTTCTTCAAAATAAAAATGAAGAACGTCAAAAAGATCTGGTGCCGATAGCGACCGAAGATCTACACCAAGAGTTATTGATTTGCCGTTTATATACGGCCAGAGATCTACTGCCCAGTCGAGGAGAGCTCTGGCCGCTTCGTAGGGCGTTCGGCATACGTCTCAACAAGCCAACTAACGATGTCCATCAGCGTCTCCATATGGACGATCCTGTCTGGGTCATCACAGAGCGCGTTAAACCTTTCAAGGCTCTCAGTCACTAGAACAGTCGAAAAAAACTTGTCTATGACTTTTGCCGCTTCTGCAGAGTTTTCTTCCGACGACTTTGCAGCAAGATCGAGCATTGTCCTGCCCGGGATCTGCGGGCGACACGTGAACTCTTCGTCGCACAGCTTAAATGAAATTGGTTCTGCGTCGGAAAAATCTGGGGTCCCGAAGTCTTTAAACTTTGCCATTAGCTACGTCTCCATCTATGTGTTAGATATCTTTTGTGCAACTGTGCACTGGTACACTATAACATTTTTGAACTAATACTCATGCAGAAACGTGTGGACTTGTCACGTCTTCATCGCTATTCTAAGAGCAGTTGTTAGGTACGGATTTGGTTTTGTACCAGGATGCATGACGGCTCTCTTATGAATAATTACGCCGTTGCTACCTCTAAATCTTAGAAGCTTTGGTGGAGTAGCGACGATAACGTGAGGGCGCGTCCCAGTGTGGTGAAGCAGAGCGTACGATCTCATTGAACCAATCGTGTACTCAAACCCCGTAGGAGTTCTACTACGTTGCACAGATATAGACGCGGCAAGTCTCCCTGTGCGTTTTCCCGCTAAGGTTCTGGCTATTTCCTGTACCTTTCTAGCCTTTGCCTCAACGTGCCGACCGACCTTTCCACCTCTAGAGTTTAACATTACGTCAATCGCGCCATAGTTCCAACGCATGTACACCTGAGTCTGAACCTGCATAGCAAACCTACGGGATCGCCATCGTCAACTGAAGTACGACAAGTTGAAATCCGCCTTCAGGCGGGGGCGTCTCGACGGTGCCAATGACACCGATACCGTACCCGCCTTCCTCCCACATATCGAGAAGATTCAATGACTGAAGAAGAACCCAGGTGTCGATCGCCGATATCTGAGCTGCCTCCTCAATTGTTGACGCCGTTGGCGGTCTGCCGTTTACAGATACTGTCGGTATCTCTCTAGCAACAGTGACAAGAACAACCGCTGTTCTAGGGGCGGTACATCTTCTTGGCTCGGAGATCTCGTTGCCAGGTGAGCCAAGATACGTCTGAACAAGCGTTACCGTCAACTGCTCGCAGTCGATAGACGACTGTCCCACTGTCCAATACTGGCGTGTTGGCAGCGGAACACTGTACGAATCAAACGTAGCGACGACGCGCGCCAAGATACCATCTAGCATATTGCAGATGTTTAGCGCGTCTTCTGAGACCTCTGAGATGTCTACGATTCCCACTTAGGATCCAATCGTGTATGCGTTGATAACAGACGAGGCAAGACCGATCTTTAGGTTGCCGGTGCAGATCAACGACGTCTCTGTAGTGTCGCCAACTGTCCGTGTGCCGTACAGTTCGTACGTTCCGGGGTCGATCATCTTTAGAACCTCAAGGGCGTCGGCGTACGTCACAGAGATAGTTATTCTATCGTCAGTTGTAGAAGTGGCTGTACCGCTGGCAGCGGTCGACGCTACGTTCGACGCAGTCTTGGCGTATCTAAACGTCGTAGGAGTTGGCACCTGAGTGATCGTGTATGTACCGTTAAACGTTGCGTCAACACCAGCGATGACTACATCTGTGCCTACGTAGAATCCGTGATCGGTGCTTGTCGTGATTGTAGCGACGTTCGACGTCAGTGACTTGTTCGTCACCGTTCTTGCCGAGGTTGTCGGGTCGCTCGTCACTGCCGCGCCTGTCAATGTCTTTGACGCTGTTTCGCCGTAGTTTCTGATGATCACCTCGGGCGACCACCCACCGGATAGAAGAAACAGACCGTTGATAGAATCAAGCGACACGTTTGCAGTGCCTGTACCACCAGCCGGAACAACGATATCAAGAGCGCTTGCGCCGAGCTTCATCGACTTTGGAGTACTTCTTCTTGCTCTCGGAACGTCTGTAGAAAATACTCTGGCCTTGGCCCTTGCCTTGTCTGGGTTTACAGACTTGAGAAACAGGTCTACAGCGTACAGACCAGTGCGCATCTCGTCGATGAAGTCCTGGCTGTCGAGCAATGTATACGAGACACCTTGTCGAGATATCGACGTCACACGCTGTGGTAGCGCGCACGTGTCGTCTCCGGTCCACAGTTTCGCAAACTCGATCGCAAGCGTTCTTGCAGCCATCTTGCCCATCGTCGGTGGTTCTACTCCGTAAGAGTACGTGACCTCAACGTTGCATGGAGACCACGGCACGCCGACGACGGCTTGAATAGTCGAGTGGTCAACGAGATAGTACTTATCAGGGTCGATGATCGCGCCGACTCTGTTTCTTACCGTGTGCACCTTAGTCACAGGCCGACCACGCAGACGAATACGAGACGTTGAGGTCATACCGTCTGACGTCATGTCTTCATAGAAATCAAGATCGTCTGAGAAGAAGTTGTACACGTCTCCATCGACGAGAATGGCCTTGTTGTTGTCGATCGCGGGACCGTAACGGTACGTACGACCGGCGCATACGTAGCGCTCCGTAACAGTGGTGGTTCCGCTGTATTTACGTCCCGACAGCGCCCAGAGCAGGTTAGAGGCCGCCTTGGCGGCCTCGTAGGCAAACTCTGTCTCGGCAAACTCGCCGAGCTCCTCGGGTGTTACCCATAGATTAGACATCTTACCTCGTCTCTATCTGCATAAACTGCAATGGCGCGTCCTATGTATTTTACACATAGAACGCGCCATTGACAGTTACGCTGATCAGGACGTCGGGTCCTCGGTTGACGCGATGATGAAGTCGATAGCCTCGTCCGCGTTGTAGTCGATGTTGCCAGGTGTGTTGTACGACGTTGTCGAACCCTGCGACGTGAAGTCGGTGACTGCCCAACTATTCGCGGTGCAGAGAACGGTGCCGGTGTCAGCAGCCGAGGTGATCGTACCACTCGTTGTTGTCGTGTACGTGAGTGTTGTTGTCAACGGTACTGCAGTGATCGTGTAAGTGCCTTCAATTACTGCGTTGCCGTTCGTTCCAGACACTGTAATCTCGTCGCCAACGCGCAGTCCGTGAGCTGTAGACGTTGTGAGGGTAACTGTTGAGCCCGAGCGGGCGCTGTTCGAGATGGTCTTGGTGATGTCGCCGTGCCACTCGTAGAAGCCCTTGCGGCCGGTTGGTGCCCACGACGAGCGAGCGTACGAGTACGGACGCTCCGTCGCTGTTGGGAACTCCCAGCGGTCGTCGAGACCGTCGCCGAACAACGAGTTTCCAAGACCGTAGCCTTCGAAGGTTGTTGCGATCATACCGTTCTCGATCACGCGATCGCCCGACTGACGAAGACGAGCGTACGGGAACACCCAGTGGAAGTAGGGGTTTGTTCCAGCGCGCTTACCGTCAGCAACGGCGAACGACCAGCACTCGATCGCGACACCGTTACCTGCCGGGTCGTCGCCAACGGCGGGCGATGACCAGCCGATGCTCTTACGGCTTGGAGCAGCGTATGTGCCGTAGTTCTTACGGAGCAACAGACCGCCAGACACGAGCTGTGTCAACTCGGGGTCCGGTTCACAGATCGCGAGCTCCATCGTCACTCTCTTCAAAGTGTCAGGCGCGCGGTACGAGACGCAGATGACGCCGTTTGCCGACTTCTCGACAATTTCGTCTCCCTGCTCATATTCTGGCGTGAACGAGAGACGCATGAACGCGCTGGTCGTGTAACTGTCGCCAGGATTGTTGAGAAGGTTGCCAGACGCGTCAAGACGTGTAACGCGAATCGACACACCTTGAATGCTCGCGGCGTAATCTTGAGTTGCCATTTGGTTTTCTCCTTGTTAGAAATCTGCTGACGCAGTTAATCTTATACCGTCAAATCAACCCTGACAGCGAGATGAATCGACGTGTCAAAGTATACAGCGGCGGGGCGAATCGCCTTGAGCCGCATATCGTTTTGGTTTCCGGACACGTCGTACGCTTGGGCTAGATTGTCGTTTACAACGTCAACATCTCCAAGGAAAACTTTTACCTTTCCAGTTGCGAACATCCACTTGTTGGTGTCTGACGCTGTTGCGCCTGTTGCACCGTCAGGGCCGTTACCGGAGTAGCCAGATCCGACGACGACAGGAGTTCCACCCATCGTTTGAAGGTGCTCTTTGCCCTTATCGTGGAAAAGCATGTTGCTGTTGCTCGAAAGTATGGCGACAATGTCTCGGGTCACGTGAATGACACCTTGCTCGCCGCCGTCAGATGTCTGGCCGATGTAGTGCTCTAGAAGTGCAAGAGCTCTTTTAGCAGAAAGCGCAGTGCCGCTGTTTAGAATCGTAGCGGTACTTGCTGTAAGCGCCTTGTTGTCGTGACTCTCGCCTTTGCGGATCGCACCGTCCCAGAGCTCAAGCTCAAGTGCGTGCTGAGTAACACCCTCGAGCTGACGCTTGATTCGTGCAATTCTGTCAAGACCTAGAAAGCCTATCGTAGATCTAATCTCTTCAACTTCAATGAAAAATGGCTTGATCTCGTCGAAGTAGTTTACGGCGCCTGCTGTGACGATGTCCTCGCTGGTGCTGTCTGTATCGTCGTAGCTCGTTGCATGGTAGATCTCTGTCTCCCACTCCTGAGAAAACCCACGAACCCACTTGTTTTCATCATTGGAGGTGTCGGGCTTAGCGACCACCAATAGACCAAACATCGAAGGTTCTATTTTTGGTGCTTCTATTACGCCATTTTTTGGGAAAGCCATCTATGGCTCCTTGCCTGATGAAAGTTGCCTTTTATTCGTTTTGGGGGGAGCCCGCACGCAGGCGAGCTCCCCCCTAACGAGTGTACTACTGGGATCAGTATTCGATCGCAGCGGCGGTGGCTCCACCGGTCGTGTCACGGAGGGCGGCAGCCACACCGTTCACGCTGATG